CCTTGAACGAAAAGGATTTACTCGCTCACTTACCCATAACGCATTAAAGCGCAAAGACTTATGCAGGGTAAATACATCATCTTTGAGCGCGACGGATTGGAATATCCCGTGCTGATTCCATTTAATAAAGCGTCGCATAATCAGGTGTTGGTTTATCGCGATGGGGTGGAGGATAAGGCTGTCAGTGCGGGCCTTTTTAGCGAATATGATGGCGTGGTATCCGTTGCAGATTCGTCAATCACCCTTAATTTCTTTCCGCGCAAAGAAGATGCCAACATCATTCAGCGGGCATTTGAGGCTTGAAGGCTTGACTCGCGGGGCATGTTACCTTATTTTGTCCCCATGATTGACCCCCAACCCACCCGTTGCGATGCTTGTGGTTCGGAATCCGCGTGGCCATCCCGTTATTGTGGCGTTCGGGTTTGTGACGATTGCGGCCATCATCAGGGGCTTGCCCGCTGTTATTGCGGGTGGGCCACCAGTGGCGGCGACGGGCGGCGGGAGCTTGTAGAGCTTGGCGAGACGATTGAGGGGGACTAAATGAAGAAAATCATTCCATTTTACGTGCGTGAAGTCTATGGCAATCGTTTGGAATATGTTGTCAACGAAGCGGATGCGGCCATTCTGCGGCAACTTACCGGCCAGAAAACCATCAATGGCGTCATGCGTAAATTGATGCACGATTTGTCATCGGGCGGCATTGTTTTCCAACAGGTCTTGCCGCCCCACGCTTGACAAGGCCCGAATTTTCTTTATTCTGTTTCCATGACTTACAAACAAGCCTCTGACGCCTTCACAAACGGACAAATCAATGGTTTTTCCGTTGGCGAGCGTGTGTTTGCCAAGCGTAATACCGTGTTGACGGCAGAGGATAAAAGCTCGCTACGGGAAGTCAATCGCGGCCTTCATTTGCTCGCCACAAGGTTCTCGCGGGGCCGGTATTGGTTCAAGATTGGAAATACCTACTTTTCGGGCCGCAAGAGCCATTTCGAGACGTTTCCGAACGGCAAGGTGGTTCTGGAAACCTATTGATGCAAACCCCCGATTCTCAGGACCCATTCAATCATTGGCTTTACTGGCCCGCCATTGTCGCCATGCTCATTACCTCCGTTCGTTGCCTTGCTGTTGTTTTTACAGCTTGACGGCGCGCAACATTCCTGTATGCTGCATATATGAATAATGAATACGCCCTTCCCTTCGCCCGTTTGAACGATGAGCAACGCCAGCAAGCTATCCGATTGGCTACCAAAGCAGGATTGCCTAACTGCATCGGTTTGCGCTTCTTTGTCGGGCCGGACGGTAATCTTTTGCAGAACTTTATCAATCCGTATGCTCTTGACGCCGCCCCAAAAAAGATTTAATTTCACATTGTCGCGAGTGCAGTTCTGCTAGCGGAACGAGACTCGCAACGGGATAAGGTAATCGCCCCGTGAGACTCCCTAAACTCAAAAACAGCGTAGGTTTGGTTCGGCGCGGGTTCAATACAGCGAAATCGCCGACTGATAGCAGGGCCAGAGTTCTGCTTGCCTCTCAGGAAAGCACTGAGTAAATGAGGGATAACGGCTAGTGCCGCCCTTCGGGTTCACGGGTAAGCGTCAGGCCAGATGCAAACCCACGGTTATCCCGCTTGTTCCGTTGCAACGGAATGAGAAAAACCGTTATTTTTTGTGGGCTCGACATTGACAAGGCTTAAAATCCTCTATCATTCACCCATGATTTGCGAATATAGCGCGGCGGAACTCGAAGCAATGCCCACCCTTTGCGTCGGGCAATGCTGTTCCTTGAAAGTTAAGGAACCACGTCGTCGCATTTGGCTTTGTCGGGGGGCGGGTGGCGTCAGCGTTGAACATTACGACCCCAAAACGGGCCGATGGGAAACAGTCCTCGGCGGGTGCGACGTGTGCGAAGGGGACTAGGGCGATGGTGTTTCTCTGTCTTTGTATCGTCTTGGGTATCTTGCAAGGGAACGAATAATACCCTAACGCTTTAAGGCTTGACAAGGCCCGCAAGATTCCCTATATTGTCACCCATGACACCCTACTTCACCCATAACCGCTCAACCCCGATGGGGCGCGTTGCCGCCTTTTTCAAGGATGGGGGCGGACCCCGCGCCGAAATTCGCTTGGACACGCAGAAACCCGACGATGCGGACGTGGCGGACTTTGCCAGTATCTTGCCCGCCGACTGGCGCGTTTCCGTGGCCTCCGATACGCGGGGCTATGGGTGGGGCGTTCCGACGTGGGTTTTGTATGCCCGCCCCGCATAAGGTTTGACAAGATTCCCAAAAGCCCCTATTATCCCATCATGCAAGACATTCTCATTGACGAACTTGAAGCAAGGGTTTTGCCCCCTCACTTCTTCACTTGGGCGGCGGCAAACCGCGCCGAGTTGAACGCGGCCTTTGCGTCCGAAGCGCGGGAACTGGAATTGGTGGATTATGATTATACCAGCTTCGCCATTGAAGTCTTTTGCGAATTAGATAGCCCCCGCGCATGAAAGCCTACCGCGAAAATCCCAACGGTGAAGAAAACCAGTCTGCCACAAGGCAAAACGAGCGCGAGGTTTTTGCGCTTAAAATGATGGAAAAAGCTCTGAATACCTACCTTTTTGAAGTTACGTATAAGAAAAACGGCGAACAAACCTATTGCCACGTTTGAGCTAGGAACAAAATGGACGCAATACGAAAGGCATCCGAAGCGTATGGGGATATTTCGATAATGGGGGTTAGCAGAATTGGCAATTAGGGCTTGACGGGACGCAAAAATCTTTTATCATTAACCCATGATACCCATTATGAAATGCGGCCATGCGGCCAACGCTTCTTTTGATAAGAAGCCCTGTTGCGCGATTTGTGCGGGACTTGACCCCGGCGCGTATATCGAGGCTCCCATGCCCGATTTGACTGGCCGGAAAGCGTCTTGCACGTATGGTAATCACGCCATCGTGGATAGTAACTCCAACCTACCCTATTTTGAACATTGTCCCACACGGGAGCGAGACTCCTATTATTGTGGATGCTACGGGTGGGATTGACAAGGTGAAAAAATCCTGCATACTCAAAACATCATTTGCTCTTTGGCTCTGTGGCGGAATGGGATAGACGCTACCTAGTAAGCGCACGGGAAACCGAAGCCGCCGAAACGTAATCCTGAAAAGGTGCGGGTTCAAATCCTGCCGCGCCTTTCCCACTTGACAGGAAACAAAAAACCCGCATAATACACCCATGACTTCAACCGCCTCCATTACCCTTACGGAAAGCGAATACCGCGCCTTGCGTAGCGGCTTGTTCATTGGTGAATCCATCATTAAAACCCTGCCCTCCGACGTGTTTTCTAAGGAGTTCATCGCCGAATCACTGGCGACGGTGCGCGAGGCCGAAGCTGTGAGCGCGCCCGAAAAATTCAAGTGGACGATTGATTAAAGCCCAAATGAGGACAACGCTCCTTTTGTTCGCCTTCCTTCCGAGTCTGTGCGCCGCTGATTTCGACGGCTTTGCGCGGGCAATACATCAGGTGGAAACGGGCGGGCGCGTTGGCCCAATCCTCTCCGATAACGGTAAAGCCCTCGGCCCCCTTTGTATTCACCGCGTTTGCTGGCTTGACGTTAAGGATAAAATAGGCGGGAAATACGAGGATTGCGCGGACTTGGCCTATTCCATCCGGGTTTTGCGGGCTTATTGTGAGCGTTATGAGCGTAAAGCCTTACGGGAGAATGATTTCGAGCCTCTTGCGCGTTTGTTCAATAGCGGCCCGAACTGGCGAAACAAAAGGCATTTGACCGATTCCTATTGGCGCAAGGTTAAAGCGCAAATGAAGCCTTCAAAGTCTTGACAAGCCTGAAATTTCCTGCATACTACAAACATGAAACACACCCCCGGCCCGTGGCGCGTCGAAGGCGAGTTGGACAATCTTCGTATCGTCGCCGATTCCGACAGTCCCCAAGCCTGTGATGGTGTTGAGCAAATCGCCCTTGTTAAGTGCGGTGATTACGAGTTGACGCACTATGCCCGGCCCGCCGCCAATGCTGAGTTTATCGTGCGGGCTTGCAATGCACACGCTAACTTGCTCGCGGCACTAGAGAACATCCTAGAGGCGAATCCAGAGTTGTCCGAAGTCGCGGACGAAGCCCGCGCCGCGATTGCAAAGGCAAGTCCACCCAACGTTTGACAAGCTCGGCAATTTTCTGTATATTGCCGTTATGTACTATACGGAAAATAACGTTGCCTCGATTGAGGAAGGGATTTTCCCCGTTTTGTGCGGGGGTGTTGTGCCCGTGAGGGTGTGGACACACAGAATCACTTTCAATGACGGGCAGGTGTGCCTTGCCTATTCTGCGCGAGATGCCGTGGATTGGATGAACCGGCATAATCCAACATTTGACAAGGCGGGAAAAACCCAGTAAATTGTATCCATGCAAGACAACACCCCTTTCATTATTCAGAAAATGGCCGTTGATGGCCGTTGGTATGATTTCCTGCTTGGCTTTTGTGCCGCCGAGGGTTCATTTTCAAACCGGCGGGATGCTGTAAGCAAAGCCCGCTTACTTTCCGATAGTGAGAGCGATTCCTTTTTTCGCGTCATTGAGCGCACGAACGGCTCGATTTTGCATGATTGCATTGTTTGGGAGTTGGGCGTCATTTGACAGAATCACAAAAAACCTTATCATCATCCTATGATTGCACGTAACATCAATGCCCCGCAGCTTCACGCCGCCCTCGCCACCGCAAACCAAGCCTACCACGGCAACTTGGCCTTCCGGTATATCGCCCCGCAAGGTAAGGGTTTTCAGTTCACTTTGACCGTCAAAAGCTCAAAGGGGCCGGGTGGACGCCGGGGCCATACGGGGCGGCGCGTTGCCGCCGCGTGTTGGCACGCGCACCGGGATTTGTTCAAAGCCCTCTTTGATGCCGTGCCTGACGCGAAAATCATTTCGTGCCGCGCCACTTATGACGGGCGGGCGGACTTTGAACGCTCCTTTGAGGCGACGGGCGACGCGAACATCGGAAGCCTTTTCCAGCCCTTGTGCTTTCGCGACGCTTGCGATTGCAACGCCTAATGACTTTGCTTCTTTTAGGCTTGGTGTTGGGGGTTGAGTTGCAATGGAACGAATAAGGCTCTTGACGGGCGGCTTAAAAAGCCCCAAAATACATCCATGCCCACCGCTTCCATCATCCCCGATGAAATCCCCGTCATTCATTCCGTGCGTCCCGACGTTGGGCTTGAATATCTTACGGTAAATTGCCCTAACGGGTGGGATGATGTTAAGAAGCTGACACGCAAGGTGCTGACTTTTGAGGGGCGACGCTTCACTTGGCAAGCGTGGGATTCCGATAGGAATGTCTGTTGGTTTTCCGCCCCGTTGGGCGCGAGCGCGGCGACGGCGAAGGTTGGCGCGCGACGGGCAACGGATGTTTGAAGTGCGGTATTGACAGGGACAAAAAAAACATTATCTTTGTTTTAGCGTTCGTTTGAACCGTGTGCGGGAATAAGCCAAAGTGCGGCACCACCAACGAAAGTTGACCCCGTATTGAGTAGCCGAAACCCAGAACGGAAAAAATGAACAAACGCGGGTGAGCCGATTCCACCGCGCAAACAATATAAGGAAGGCCGCGAGGGGGAGAGCGATACGCGCCCAAACAATTTCAAAGGCGGGACTTGACGGGAAGAAAAAAAAGCCTTATGCTTTCAATGTCGGGCGGGTAAGGGTTCACAAGTAAAGTGATGGGTTTAACATGGGAGAAATGCCAAAAACTCTCGGTCAATTCAGGCGTAACTCTCACTTGTGGCCCGAACCCCCTTGACGACCTTTAGATGTCGGGTGCGCAAGGGGGAACGCAAACACGTCACACTGTCCGAAATGTAGCTGGGCAAATTTGCAATGTCGCGGGTTCAAATCCCGCCATATCCGACCTTTTTTCGACGGTGCAGATTGCCACCGGTCCGCAAGGACAAAGAGCGTATCTAGGGAAAGCCCCCGGCTCGCGGGCAGGACTCCTAAAGTGAGAATCAATAAGCCGAGCAAGTTTTTTGTGGGGTAGCTTGACAAGGGCGCAAAATCCCCTAAAATACATCCATGCACAAAGTCAAAATGCTTCAAACCCGCTCAATGGCACACCTTCCGGCTTCGTGGACCTTTCACAAGGGGCGGACCTATCACGCCACCTTTGCGGCGAATATCCCAAACGCCAAAGCGCGTGGTTTGTATTTCGTCGAAAAGCGTAGGGGTGAAGTTCTATTGCTTTCCGTGGCGGATGGGGAAATCGAAATGGTGGCTTGACAGGGAAGTAAAATATCTTAAAATACACCCATGAGCAAAAAGCATTTCATTGAAATCGCCGCCGAACTCAACGCCGCGTTGGAAATCAGCCGCGCCGAGGGTAAGGCGGCGGAAAACGCCACCCTTCGCGCCATTGAAGGGTTGGCAACGGTGTTTGCGGGTTTCAATCCGCAATTTGACCGGGCGCGCTTCCTGCGGGCTTGCGGGGTGTAGATTTTGATTTGATGCTCCCGCTCTCTTAACGCTTGACATAGCGGACAAAAGGGCTTAAATTGCCCGGATGAAATCCTTTTCCATCCCCGCGCCGCGCAACGTGAAGGCGCGCAAAATGATTCCTTCGTATTCCACCGTTGGCCGTATCCATCGGCCACGCAAGGGGCCGGGGGCTTATCGTCGGAAGTCCAAATTCGGTGGTTCAAATGAGAGTTGACAAACCCTTTGCTAATGACACGGCGCAACCCGCGCCTTTTCATCCTGTCGCCTTTCCTGAAATCTGGATTGTGCGGCCCGATTATGTCAATGTAATGCTCCGCGTTGATGATGCCTGTTACAAGGCAATTATCATCGGCGCAACGTATCAGGACATCGGCCAACTTTGGGGCGGGAATTGATTATTCCCTAATAATTCGTTACCATCATCCCATGATGCTACTTGCCCTGTTTGCTTGCTCGATTGCCTATTTCGGGGTTGGCGAAAACTCTTGACAATACAGCGCAAATCCCATAATTTGCCTCCATGTTCAAAATCCTCATTCCCTCCCTCCCCACCGCAACCTTTTCGCATTTGTCCGTCTTTTACGCGCGCGGGGGCGTAACGTATCGCGCCACCATCCGCAACGGCGGGCGGAATGAAATCGAGTTGGCGTTGCTGGCAAAAAAGATTGGCCGGGGCGAAGTCACCCGTGTTGAGGGAGTGAAGATTCGTCCCGCATAGGCGGGGGCTTGACGGCGGAGGTAAAAACGCCTAAATTGCACCTATGCAACTGAATTTTGCTACCGACACCGCCTTTGACGCGGCGCACTATGCGTCATTCCTTTTGCTCCGCGTGACGAAGGATGCCTTGCGTGACGCGGTGCGCGTGCACGGGCGGACCAGCGGGCACGCTCACGCGGCGCGCTTTGACGTGCGGAGCGCGGTTCGCGGGCGGCTTGCCTTTCGTGACGCCGTGCTCGCGGGCAAGATTCCCGGCTTGACGGGGCGTTAAAAACCCTTAATATCCTTTTGTCGGGTGCGTGGCGGGGAGACTCCCAGTATCGGGAGGGGTTACTAACGGAATGTCGGGCAAGCCCCGGCTGAACGGATGTGAGAAATGCCCCTTTAAGTTAGCCGCCACGCTCCGACTTGACAGACGTTAAAAAACCCTTATATTCAACGCATGGACTCATTCTTTCGCTTCTCGCGTCAAACCCCCGGTGGGCGCACTGTGAACTTTTACCGGGACGTGAACGGGGATAGGGCCGACCTTTACACTGACACGGTGCAACCCACTGACGCGCACGTTGCGGACGTGCGCGCCGTCATCCCCGCCGATTGGACGGTTTTTGTCGCCAGTCATAACCCGAACGGCTGGGGAGTGCCGACGTGGACGGTGAACGCCCGCCCGCCCCGTAGGGGCTGGCAGTTGGACGCGCGCCGCCTTCCGGCGAACGCTTGACAAGGGGGCAAAATTCCCTTTTAATCATCCCATGTTCAATCCTGTTGAATTCGACGAGGACCGCCCCGCAACCGTTTCCGAAGCGTGCCGGGAATACGCCCGTAACTACGGCGCAACGCGCCCGGAAAGGGCATGGATTTTGACGGATTTTGATACGTGGGAACCTAACCCGTCTTATTCCGGCCCGCCCGTGCCGCATCCTGAAGATGATTTCCCCCGATAGGGGGCGCGCTTGACAAGGCGCGAAAAACCCTTACATTGAATCTATGCAAACGCTCAATTCCGATTGCCCCTTGTGCGGCGCACCGTTGGCGCACGACAACTTCACCCTGTTTTGCACGTCCGATACGGCGGCTTGCGCGGAAAACCTTGTCCATTTCGCCCGTCTGAACGTGTCGCTTGAAACGGCAATCGAGTTTCTTCGCGGGCGGGTTGCCCTTGCAAGGCGCGATGGCTCTGGCGAATAATCCGCCCGCATTAACTCTTGACAAGGGCGCAAAAAGCCTTAGACTAAACCTACAATTTCCGAACACAAGTGGCGGCGACACTTACAGCCTGACTAGCGGTAACACGCGAAGGGTAGGGGACCGAAGGATGCACGGATACCTTTAACGGTAAAGGATAAAGGCTAAAAAAGTATTTGACAAAGCCTAAAAAAGTCTTAAATTGCACTTATGCGAATTATCTTAACAGACTTGAACGAGTTCACGGGCGAAATTGAGCGGCGCGCGGTTTTTACTTGCGCGCATTGCGACGAGGAAAGCGAACGCGAAAATGCCGTTGTTCCGGTTTGTCCGCATTGCACGGCTACACTTTGCCCTTGCTGCACGGGTGATAATTGCCCGTATTAACACTTGACAAAACCTAAAAAGCCCTTACTTTTAACCCATGCGCGACACTGTTTTTCAAATTGTCACGGATAGAATCCTTGCGGCTCTTGAAGCGGGAACCGTCCCGTGGAAAAAGACTTGGAAAGGCGATGCCGATGCGCCCGCCAATTTCATTTCCCGCAAGCCCTATCGGGGCATCAATGCTTTTATCCTCGCCGTGGCGGGCTTTGAGTCAAACTATTGGCTGACCTATCGCCAAGCGGCGGGGCTTGGCGGCAACGTGAAGCGCGGCGAGAAGGGTTTTCCCGTGGTTTTCTGGAAATTTCTGGACGGCAAAGAGTTGGACGCAAAGGGCAATCCGAAGCGTATCCCATTGCTCCGGTATTATACCGTATTCAACTTGGCGCAAACGGAGGGCATTGCCATTCCCGCCCGCGCCGCTGGCGTTGCTTTCAATCCCATTGAAGCGGCGGAAGCTATCGTTGCGGGGATGCCGCAAAAGCCTGAGATTCGACACGGGCAAGGGCGGGCGTTTTATCGTCCCTCCGAGGACTTCGTTGGTATGCCTTCCCGCGAGTCATTCAGCGCGCCAGAAGCCTACTACTCGACGCTGTTTCACGAATTGGCGCACTCTACCGGGCACGTTTCCCGCCTGAATCGGGAAGGCATTTCCAAGTTGGAAATGTTCGGCTCTGACAGTTACGGGCGCGAGGAATTGATTGCGGAAATGTCCGCCGCTTTCGTCGGAAATTCCATCGGCCTTGAAAGCACCTTTGAAAATTCCGCCGCTTATCTCGCCGGTTGGATTAAAACCTTGCGCGAGGACAATCGCGCCGTTGTAGTGGCGGCGGGCGCGGCGAGCAAGGCGGCGAAGTGGATACTTAACGACGCCCCGGCCCCGGCGGACCCGGAAGCAGACGCGGACGAAAGCGAATAGGGGCTTGACGGGACGGGGAAAAACCCCTAAATTCAACGCATGACAAATCCCTTTGACCAGTTGAGCGCGGAAAGCGCGGAAGCGCGGTTAGCGCAAGTTGAAAGTCACGAAGGCGGCGAGGATTCGCACCTTGAAGCCGCTTACGAAGCGCGCACGGAAATCGAGGATGCGCCTTACGACGGCGGCGGTTGGCCGGGTGATGGCGGCGGAAGTGATGACTTCGCCGATTACAACTTGCGCGAGGCGGACGATTACCGGGACGAAGGCTAAACGCTTGCGGCGCAAGGGGTTACACGGCGCATAAAAAAAGTTAAAAAAAAGTGCATCCGCCCTATTGACAACCCCCGCGCTTTTGATATTCTGTCCGCCATGCAAACACTCGCCATTAAAAACCTTCAACGCAACCTTGCGCGCCCTATCGGGGCGCGCGTTTCCCTCGCGGATAGGGCGAGTGCCCGTGCCTACGGGCGGCGCATGGCCGCTTGGCTTGCCCTGACAGTGGACGCTCGCCGCAAGGCGGCTGACATTGCCCTTGCGTGGGAACGGGCGGGAAACGGCGTCACGCCCTATCTGGAAAACAGCCCCGAAACCTACGGGCAAGAGGCCCGCATTGCAGCCCGCTACGGCGGAACGTATGCGGCGGGCGGAGCGGACGAAGCCCCGGACAATTCGCTTGCGGAGAATTCTCCGCTTTATGCGGCGGGCGAAGCCCTTGCCGCCCGCGACGCGGCGCGAGCGTAGCACGTCGCCCCGTGTAGGTGATTGGCGTTCAATCACTTGCACGGGGCATAAAAAAAAGTTAAAAAAAGTGCATCGCCCCTATTGACTCACGCGCCGAACCTGCTAAAGTGTCCGCGTTCGCATAAACAAGCCCGCGACGAAAGCGACGGGCGCGAACAGTAACCCGATGAAAACTCTTGAAAAACTTCTCGCGGCTCCCGGCGGGGCTTTTATCTCCGCCGCTTGGCGGCGTCCGGCGAAAACCCGCAAGGGGGTTTCCGCCCTTGTCGAAAAGAGCGTGGCGGCTCATTCGCTCACGTTTGGCGTGGCATACGATAACCGCGCCGTGGTGCGCGAGGGGCGCGAGGATGGAACCTTGCCCGCTGAAAACGCGGGCTTGCGGGGCTTCACTTGGGAAGTCTTTCCCCGTATCCTTCGCGCCGACAAAACGGGCAAACTTTACGCCCGTCTTAACGTGACGGCGGGCAGCAAGTTCGCCGCCGTGTGGTTTTTGAACGGCAAGCGTGTCGAAAAGTCCATCGTCGCGCCGTTGCTTCTGGCAAGCGAAACGGGCAGCGGGGAAAGGCCCGTTGTCTTGAACGTCGCGCTTGACAACCTCACCGCGCTTCGGTGCGGCGCGTAGCCTAAAACCCGCACCCTTCACGCCCCGCCCCTAGTAAGGGCGGGGCTTTTGCTTTAAGGGCGAATCCCGCGTAACCTAAGTGCATCGCTTAGGATTAACGCTCCCGCCTTGTATCCTTTCGAGCATACTGTATAAAAAACAACACCCCCGCAAACGCGCTAGGATGCCCGCTAGCGCATCGGGACCCCTTGACAGTATAGGGACAGCACAACTTTTCGGCCTATCCGCGCAAGTTGCTTGTTTGCAATGCGTTAGAGCGAAAAGCGAATGGGTTCTCTTTGGCAAACAAAACGCCGCCACGGGCAACGGCGGGGCCATCCTTTAGCGTTAAAGGATGACAGCAGGAAGCGTGCCAAAGGTAGGAGGGGGGGGCCGATTATTCGATTTCACGGGCGCGGGCACACAAAAAATTGACGGCGGGGGGCTAAATTCTAAATGAAATGGTATATTGAATTATCCATTTGTAAAGTATTTGTTTCTCTATATGTTTTCTAATCGAATATCCACCCAATCATGAGTAAAAATTGATAGAATCACCCCGATATGCCAATTTATTCGTTTTTAAAGTATTTATGTCCTAATATGCGTCCGATTATGCGTTGATGGCACATATCTTTCATAATCTATTCTATTTAATGTCCTTAATGATGCGCCGCGACTAAATCATATTAAATACATTATCTATGGCCCGGCACATCGTTCCTTTATGTCTCTCTATATGCCTTATAGCTCCGACAGCAATACGCCCCATATGCGAGACGAATAAGCCTCTTATGTCACTTATAACATACATTAGCACCCCCCCCTCGATTATTGCGCAAAAATGAGAAAGGGTATATGCGTTTTTATCAATTTTCAAAAATATCCACCGAGCCCATCTCGTAAAAAGTGCTTTTAAGATATCGCTATTTATAAAGCCTCGCCCGCATACCCTTAGTTTAGATAAAATAGGAATAATCTCCTATCATCTTACATGGCATTGGAGCACCGAAAGCCCAAGGATATACAAGAGGTTTGTATAAATGTGCCACTCCCTCCCTACGTTCGTATGGCTCGTTCCCAACAACTTTGGTCGCAAATTACGGTGTTATTATGGGAATTGGAGAACGAATCTGAATGGTTATGGACTATGTATGAATTGGATGAATATTTCGGCGTCCAAAGAGCATTAGGAAGCACAGCTAAGAAAAGCCCGATTTCCTCAAATCCGCCAAAGAATGTCAAGTTGTTGCTTCGGTTAATCAAGGAATACAAGACCTTTAATACTCAATTAAAGGAACCTGAAAGCATCAGTAATGTTCCGGTGAATCCGGTAGAAGTGGATTAATTTTGTGTAAATTATTCGATGCGCTTCGGGTGCATAATGCTAGTTAGTCTCGCCTGTTTTTGTTTGGGGTGTTCTTCTATCCAACAGACCTCAATAAAGGCGGAGCCCGCCCTAATTACATCCAATAAGGCTACAAATCATTATGATTTTGCCATTGCCAGCAGAACGACAATCAATGAATTACTGGTAACAAACAATATTCTCAATTTCGTGGGGCGTTTGTTTGCCGATGATGCTTATGTATTGCCCGACCCCCGTTGGATTGAGGAACAATTCCTACCTAATTTTACCTCCTTTACAAAAGCCCTCGGGATAGATAAATATCAGCCCGAAATTAACGATTGCGACGATATGGCCCGCACGGGGGCTTTTTTTGGACATTATTTGTTTAAGAAAACCTTTCCCGACTACAAGAAACCGCTGGCTATGGGTGAATTTTGGTATGAAAAAGAAATACCCGGCGTTACAAATAATACTGGACACGCCATCAATTTCTTCGTAGTATTCAACAAGGCCGATAAAACCATTGGTTTGGTATTTTTTGACCCCCAAATGAACTCAATTGTCAAGTTATCACAAACGGAAATGGCCAGCGTAATAGCATGGAGGCTTTAATGCGTAACGAGGATTTTTTGTTTAATTTGCATCAAGTGTTTGTTAGGGGCAACCCACATCATCGGCAAACCGGCAAAACGACTGCCGTTATCTATCAAGTCATCGGTCAAATTTGGGCCGGGGACATGAAGAATATTGTAGTTTTGGTGGCTAATAATAGAAGCGGAAGCTTTTTCACCAAGGAGCTTGAGCGTGAGTTGCAATTAAACCATATTATACTTAAGCGCCGGGTTGGTAATCAATATGCCAATTCCCTATGTGTCCTTTTTAACGGAACAGAATTCAATATTCGGGTGGTTCCAATGGTGGAGCGCCACACATTAAGGGGCTTGCGAGCGGCGATGTTTGCGGATGATGATATTGATTTTGCCCGAAACCAAGCCGACTTTAGTATGTTGACCGAATGTTAGCGTTGGCTTCCTCCATTACTCTCAGAATATCCAATAGGTTGCGTTCCGTTTTCCATCCCAATTCCCTTTCGGCTAACTTCGGATTACCCACCATATAGGAAATATCATTTGGGCGGAATAGCGCGGGATTTACAATGACAAGCGGTTTTTTCACGTCAAAATTCCATAAAGTAATATCTCCGCCGTTAACATAACGCCAGCAACAGTTATATCCGAAACAATCGGAACATATCATGTAAATTACGTCTTTGATTTTGTGCCCCCGACCGCTTGATAAAATGTAATCCTTTGGCTTATCTTGGTGCAGCAATAGCCACGCCCCCCTTACTATTTCATCACAAAGACTAAAATCTCTTGTTACCCATATGTTTCCCACGGATATAGGTTCAAAAGACTCTCCCGCTTTAATGGCTTTATCTATATTGGATATGCTCCTTGTCAATTTTTGCGTTAAAAAGGTTGGCCCCCGCATTGCAGACTCCACGTTAAAACACCACGGCATCACGGCGTAAATGTCCTGTTTTCGGTATATGTTTAATATATGCCGGGCGTATATCTTGCTTGCTCCATAGGGGTTCGATGCAAATAAAGGGGATGACTCGTCGCGCGGTTCTTCATTATTATTCCGATAATCAAATTCCTCCCCCGACCCGAAAGTGATATAACGGGTCTTTGGCGAAAACATTTTAATGGCTTGTAAATGGCGGGCAACAGTGACTCCATTAATCATTAGATAATCCTCTGGATTTTCCCAAGAATCCGCGACCCGTGAACGGGCGGCACAGTTAATAAAATAGGTGGGTTTATGTTTTTCTATCAAACGCGCGATATCTGGATGGGTAATTGATAAACGTTCCCTGATAAAATGCTCATCCTTCCAATGAGCCTCATCAAAGCGCGGGGCAACCCCGATAATTTGAACGTTTTCCCCTTTTAGCAACTCAATAAAGGCCCGGCCCATTTGACCGTCGAAGCCTGTAAGGATTGCATTTTCCATATTGAATTATGTTGACGAGTAGGCCATTTTGCGATAAAATTAAAAGTGATGCGTCTTTCATCCAAAAATAAAAAAATCCTCTTGTTCTCGGATGTTCATTTGGAGATAGATAAGGCTGATAAAATTATTTCCGCCGAACACCCAGATATTATTGTTTGTTTGGGCGACATCTTTGATTCTCATTTCAAGTGCGGGCTTGAACATCAAAAAGCGGCGGCGCTTTGGATTAAAAGATGGTTATGGACACCTAATTTTCATTGTTTAACGGGCAACCATGATATTACTCAATATGGCCCAGATAATAGGCGGGAATTGCGCGCGAGCGGGTACGATGAAAGAGCGGACTACGTTATTAATAATATTTTGAATCGGGACGACTGGAATAAATTGATGTTCTTTTGTTGGGTGGATGATTATCTACTGACTCATGCCGGACTTAATCCAATTTATCTGTCCGAAACGGCTCGCGTTAACAAAAACTCAATTGATAAAATGCTTAAATGTGAGAGCGCGTGTGCCCAAAACGCCCTTTTAAAAAGACAGAATCACTGGTTTTTTAATGTTGGTTGTATGCGTTTTGGACCGCATATAAAAGGGGGTATTTTGTGGCAGGATTTTAAGGAATTTGCGCTTATCCCCGGCGTTAATCAAATTTTTGGGCACACCTATGGTAAAGGTATTCGATGCGTGGAAGGCTTTGAAAGTGGGAATTTTTGCATTGATACGAATTTGATGTTTTATATGACTATTACAAATGGCGTTTTGGAACAGAAATCTTATCTTGACCTGTGATGCAAAACGGTAAGGGGGATAGCCCGCGCAATTGTTTTTCAAGGGAATTTAGGGAAAATTTTTCCCTAATCAATTGGAATATTTATTGCGCAGCCTGTAAGCAAGTTATTCCGAAAGGGGCGCGGCATTTTACATGTGAGGAAAAACACCTATTCTATTGCTTGCGTTGTTCTGGTTACAAAGAAAATTAGATAGCGATAGATTTTGCGTGTATCATTATAATGAAGTCGCCTGTTGTGGCGCTAGACAAATTATGAATAATAGTTTTGAACTCCAAGTCCTCGTCAACGGTAAACCTGTCAAACGGTATCCTCATAATGGCCAAGTGTTCATTGAGGCCAGAACCGGCACCGAATATACGCTTCGGTTAAAGAACAACACCCATCGGCGGGCCGTGGCTATCTTTTCGGTGGATGGTGTGGATGTATTGCACGGTAAAATGGCGGGCGACGCCAATAATGGGTATATTGTGGATACCTATAATGCAATCGAAATTAAGGGCTATCGCATAAATGATGATAAGGTGGCCAAATTCGTTTTCTCGGATGGTAAAACAAGCTATGCCGCTACGGTTGGGGCCACGGACGCACATGGCAAACAAGTTCGCACAATGGATAATAATGGCGTTATTGGCGTTCGGGTATATTTTGAAGAGCAAGCGTGGACAACGGTAACGTGGCTTGGAAATACAACGTCCCGACCCTTCTCTCCCCCGCCATTGATACCCCCGCCGGATACCAATCCCTATTGGCGTCCGTATTGGGAAGAAATTACTTGCGGTGTTGGGGGCAAGTCAAACGCATCCGATGTATATTGCAACTCGGTTTATTCTTCAAGTGCGCCCATGCGCGAAATGCCAAATTTCCGTATTGGAACGGGTTGGGGGCGCGCCGAAGAGGATAGGGTGGAAACGATTTCTTTCCAAAAGGAAAAGGAGCCATGTTTCTGCACGACAATTTTTTATGCTAGCCGGGATGAGTTGCTGGCCCACGGTGTTGAATTGCACCCGAAAAAGAGTATCGCGCAATTCCCCGCGCCGTTTCCCAAAACGTCGGAAAAGTCTAATTATTGTAAAGTGCCACCCAATTACAAGGCGTAATTTTCTTGACTGGCGCACAAGGTTTTGTTAGTATTTTCCTATGGGGTTGTTAAATAAATGCCATACTTATCTCGTCGGCCCGATGGAATATACGACCGATGGTGAGTCTTGGCGTCAATACGTTACGAAACAATTAGAGAAACTTGGCGTTATTTGCTTCGACCCTTACAATCACCCTTTTATTTCCTCACGGTTTGAAGATGAGCGAGCCCGGCGACAATTAAAGGACTGGATGGGTCAAGGGAAATATGACTTAGTAGCCGAACACATGAAACAAATACGTTCGGAGGACTTAAGGACTGTCGATTTATCTGATTTTCTCATCGTTTATCTGAACCCCAAGGTGCCCACGGTTGGTTCTATCGAGGAATTAACCACGGCAGTTCGTGAGAAAAAGGTAATTTTCATGGTAATTGAAGGGGGTAAGAAGAATACCCCCTTGTGGGTATTGGGTATGATGCCCCACAAATTCATTTACGACAATTTTGATGATGCGCTCAATGTTTTAAATAAGATTGACTCGGGCGAAATTACCATTGATAATGAGCGTTGGAAGTTGTTAAGGCCCGAATTTCGGTAAGATATTGGATAATGAGGGTGCAACGCCCCATAATTGATTGTATGCCAGATATCAAAAGGGCCGTTACAATCGATGGAGAATTGATGGAGCCTATCTTTTATAAACCCGTTGTTGTCCCAAAGGGCTGGGGGGAAGAAGTGGTTATTGACAATCAGCCCGAATATTGTGGCAAACTTTTGAAGTTTAAAAAGGGGGCTTCCTTTTCAGGACATATCCACATTTTAAAGCGAGAATCCTATCTTATTTTTTCGGGTCGGTTAATGCTTGAATATTTCAATTACGCCAACGCTGATAGAAAATCTCGGGAACTTAATGTGGGGGATTGTGTTCACATTCCAAAAGGCGTCTTTCATAAAGTAACGGCCCTTGAGGAATCCACGATTATCGAAGTATCCACCCATCATTACGATGAGGATAATTATCGCATTGAGAAAGGAGATAGCCAAAAATGACTTGGATTGAACTATTGTATTCCGTCGCTGTGATGGTTTGCCTTTTTCCGATTTTGTTGTTCTTGGTTGTAATGTTTGCGCTCGTTGGCCTTGCGGTTGTGATGGATGTATGGGATAGGATATGCCACTCACGAAAAGGTGGTAAGCGTAAGGGGGCTAGTGGAAAAACTGATTTGACACTATGACCCTCATCGAATTCCCAGAACAAACAACGGTTTACGCCAAAAACCAAACCGAATATAAACCGCTGCCAGCCTATCGTTTCGGCGGGGTGGATGGGCGTATTGCTTGTTGCTGGCAACTGACTTGGCGTGAGCGCCTTACCGTTTTTTTGACGGGTAAAATTTGGCACCAAGTTTTAACCTTCAACCAACCCTTACAGCCTCAACTGTTGACCGTTGAGAAACCCAATCTTACATCCGAGGGGGTCGTCATATAGTGAACTCTATCCTCGTTTTTGGTGAAAAAAGCGTCGAGCCAACCATCTATGGCGCGGTGCATCGGATATGCCCCGAAGCTCCGGTGCCTGTGTTTAATCCAGTCGAAACAAAAGTCACCATCGGTATGGCTGGCAACACAGCGGCCAATTTGAAGGGCTTATCACAAGTTTATACTACCACTCTTTTTTCCCAAAAGGAACGTATCATTAAAAAGCGTCTCGTGGATGGCACCTCTGGGTATCTATTGATTCGTATTGATTCCCATGATTTTTGCAGCCCCATGAATGAGGTTGATTTTCCCATCATAAATGATTCATGGGATGATGTGGCCGCACTGGTGTTTTCTGATTACAATAAGGGCTTTTTGACCGAGGGCATGTTGCGTTTCCTCTTGAATAAGGCCCACGACTTGGGCATCCCCACCTTCTTGGACACCAAGAAAACCTTGGGGGAATGGTCTAAAAATGCCTTCATTGTTAAAATTAACGCCAAGGAATATGGCACGCAAGTCTTGAAATGTGAAAAACCAGATTTGTTTTGCCAAAACTTGATTGTTACATATGGCGCGGAGGGTGCCATGTTCATACATAAAGGAAACATTATTAATGTGCCCACAAACAAGGTGCCCGTCTATGATTGCTCGGGCGCGGGTGATACCTTCCTTGCGGCGCTCGTATTACATTACTTGCATACCGAGGATATGATACGGGCGATTCATTTTGCAAATGCGGCTGCGGGGTATGCTGTTACACGGCGGGGCGTGACAGTGGTGACAAAAGAAGCTTTGCAGGAATATTTGGCTGAACAAGTGTGACTACCTTCTTGAGTATAGTGTAATTCATTTTGGAATGTCTAAGCCGAAGCGCAGGGATGCTTCTTTGCACGTTGAGCAGCGTGACAAGCTGAAAGACGAGCTTTCGATACGGGAATTTCCTTGGACCCCCAAACAAAGGGAATTTATCAATATAGCTCTTGATAAAAATGCGCAAATATTAATATTAGATGGGTTGCCGGGCACGTCCAAATCGCTATTAGCTGTATATTGTGCCCTTTCATTAATGAAGCAGAAAAAAATAAGTGATATTGTATATATACGCTCGTTAATTCAGGCAAGGGATGGTGAAACTGGATTTTTACAAGGTGATTTGGCGGAAAAAACCCATTATTACAATGTGCCACTAACGGATAAACTTGAAGAATTATTAGATAAAATTTCGGTAGAAAAATTATTTAAAGACAAGAGAATAACATGCTTTCCAACATCTATGTTAAGAGGTTATAATTTCAATACGAAGGCAATTATTTTAGACGAGGCGCAAAACGCGACGTTCGATTCTTTGTTAACGGTCATTACCCGAACCGGGAAATTTAGTAAATTGTTTATATTGGGAGATACTCTGTATCAAAATGATTTGGGTAAATTATCTGGTTTTAAAAAAATGTGCGAAATTTTTAACACAGAAATATGTAAAAATTATGGAATTCATTATTTTCATTTTGGCATTGAGGATATTTTAAGAAGTGGCTTGGTCCGTTTTATTATGGAAAGAATTGAGGAATTTAATAAAAAAAATGATAATTTACAAAATTACTAACCTAATTAATGGTAAAATTTATATAGGTAGAACAATCAAGACCCTAAAGCAAAGGTGGGCCGTTCATCTAGCACACACGCGCTATAAATATCCGCGCGGATGCCCTTATGTTCAACGAGCTATTGCTAAATATGGATATCAAAATTTTAAAATAGAACAAATAGACTCGACAGATAATTTTTCTGATTTAAAATTAAAGGAAACTTATCATATAAAATCTTCACAGTCTTATAAACCCCAAATAGGATATAATTTAACCGTTGATTCTTGTGGGGGCGAACCTATTAAAATTTCAAATTGGAATAATAAACGAATAAAACGGGGCCGAATCCTTCATACCCGAAAAAGAAACACGGAATTAATAGGGGTATATTACTCAAATAATGATGGTAAACATAGTAAAAATCCTTGGCAAATTTATATATGTTATTTGGGTAAAAAATACACAAAAAGATTTGCTAACAAAAATATCGCAATTTTAGCAAGAGATAAGCTTGCTTTATTTTTATATGGCAAACATGCTTTATTAAATCGGCCAAATTTAATATCAAGATATAAACGGATACAATTAAAGGCTTTTTTCTTAAAAACAACCCAAAAAAATTGTCCAAAATCTTACTATAGAAATGTATCCTTTTGCAGCAAAACAAACAAATGGATAGCAAGGATAAAAAATGGAAATATGAGATTATATCTAGGTGGATATGACTCAGAAAATGAGGCCGCAATCATGGTGGATAAAATGGAATTATTTATTAACGGAGAGCGAGCCAAATTAAATTTTCCAGATAGAATAGAGGAATATCGAAAAGAAGATTTATCAGCTTTATATTCCTATTTTAAAACACGTATAAAAACAATAGCCAAACAAACAACCTCTAAATTTCGTGGTGTAAATCGGCATGGTCAATGCCAGAGCGTGTGGTGTTGGGGTATCAGTTTTAATAAATCTAAAATAAGGGGGACGGCGCGCTCAGAAAATGAAGCGGCAAAATTATATGATTTAAAGGCCGTGGAAATTCTCGGAACAAGGGCAAAAACTAATTTTCCAATTAATAATTATTTATAATTCCACGTTTTTTCAACCAATTAAATTGGATTTATTCATTTTCCGGGTATATAATAAGATATGACCCAATATTGTCAACATTGCGCCTTCAAAAACGAGAGTCCCTTCCAAATTAATTTCTGTGGAAAATGCGGGAAACCCTTTGGGCATATAGCGGCTCAAACGGCGGATGCGCCCGTCCCGAAGAACACGATTGTTGCATCTGCACAACCCACCCACGTTCCAGACGATGACGAAGATGGTGATGAATCTATGGGTGACGTGCCAAGACTGGAACGTTTGGATGTTCATATTCAAACGGAGCGCGCAAACCGTCAACCCCTCAGCGCCATTATGGGTTCTGGCGAACCAAATGCCGGGCGCGTTGTCAAACGTGGCCGCAAACCCAGCGCCACAACCGCAAAAAGGGCATCCAAGGCCATCTGGTCGGACTTTCAGAAGGAGGCGGGCAGCATCAAACCCAAAACCAAGCCCGCGCGCCAATAAGGACTTCCGCTCCATTGCATGAAATCTAAAACCTTCGAGGAATGTCTCGACGCTATTAATTGCGAAATCACCAAACGGCGGCACAAATGGAACCTTACCGCCATCGCTTGGATGGATTATGATGATGTCGCCCAAATTTTACGTATTCATATTCATAAGAAGTGGGCATTATATGACCAAACACAACCCTTGGGGCCGTGGGTAAACCGGGTCATATCCCGCCAAATTAAGAACCTAATACGTAACGTTTATTCTAATTTTTCGCGCCCATGTTTGAGATGTGCTGCCGCCGAGGGTGAAAGTGGTTGTCGTATTTATGCCAAACAGTGTGCCGATTGTCCGTTATATGCTACTTGGGAAAAGACCAAAAAGCGCGCCCATAATTGCAAGCTGCCCGTTTCGCTCGAAAATCACTCACAAGAGGTTTTCGATATGACGGATGATAATGTGGATATTACACGCGCCGCGTCACAACTGCATGAGAAGATGCTGAAATCATTAAAGCCCATTGAGGCGCGATTATATGATTTGCTCTATATTCAGAACAAAACCGAGGAAGAGGTAGCTAAAATCATGAATTATCGAACATCCGAAAAGGGTCGCGCTGCGGGGTATAAGAACATCGCGAACGTTCGAAAAGCCATCATAACCAAGGCAAAAAAACTTATCGCACAGGGAGAGGTGGATATTTAAGGCTCGTTATGGCTGGGGAAACAAAAGATTTGACCGTCAAAGACGTGCTGGAAAGCCCCGTCCCCCTCAAGGCAGCAAAAACACCCGTCAGCCTTACGGATGAACAGAAGCTCTTGATTATGCAAGAGTGGGAAAAGCGGCCAGACGCCCCACCATCGATTAATGAATTACTAGCCATTATTTTTCCCGGCGTTAACGATGCTCGTAGCCTTGAGGGACGAGCCATCAAGGAATTTTTAACGTCCAAACAGCTTGAACCTCCCAAAACCTACATATATCAACCCAAGGGTTTGCTTCCCTTGACTGTGGAGCAAAAGGAATTTATCGGCGCACAAGCACCATTGATGACGCCTCTTGAAATAGCTCGCGCGCTCTATAATAAACCTAATTTGAGTAATTTAGCACAAGAAACGCGCACGGTGTATGGATTCATCAAAACATTGAATCCCCACGTTACCAAAATCAGGGAAGAACCAGACGCTAATTGCTACAAAGAATATGCGCCGCCCAAATCGGATGCGGGTATGATTTTGCGGATTAACAAATATGTGACGAATCCCATCGATTCGGAAAAAATGACGGGTTTGCAAAGGAAGCAGGTCAAGGCGCTCATCGGCTATATCAACACCTACCGCTTCATGTCCACCATTAATGCTTTTACGCGCGTGACGGACAGAGAATTGTTCGAATCGGGCTTTATACGTTGCGCCTATGACAAGGAGGACTTGACGGAGGAAGAGGTTGACCAATATATCGTATACGCCAAGGAAGTTGTGGTGGAAAAAGCAATTTCCGAGCGTATTGAGCAATTGCAGGAAAAAATTACCGAGAGCCTTGAGGAAAATAATACAATCCCGATGGCGATGGTTGAGGCGATTAACTCGTTGCGCAACGAATATAATCAATGCATCAAGCGGCAACGCGACTTAATCAGTGATTTGCAGGGTAAAAGAAGTGAGCGTATCAACGCGCGACGTGGCGATAATGCCAGTATTTTACATTTGGTAGAAATGTTCAGGGAAGAGGAATCACGCAAGCAGTTGCTTCGTCTGGCCGACTTGCGTAAACAGGCGGTCAGGGACGAAATTGACAGGCTGGCCAGTATGGAAGCAATTAAAGCCCGCGTCTTTGGCGTTAATGTGGAGGAATTCTTGAATTAATGCAAAATGCGTGCGCCATCTGTCACTGTGAAAATCCTGAGCCCAAACATTTCTTTTCGGCCCACAGGATAAAAGAGTCCACATATTATGAGACATATTTTCCGCGCAAGAATCCATTAACACATAAACCCATTTCTTTCAAACATAGAGATTCATATTTTCTGAATGATTTTGAGAATCGGGGGGAATTACGAGATTTTATCCAAGGGCTGGATGTTGCGGCGCAAAAGACGTATGTCATAGATTCGCTTACGCGGCGCAAAACCATCAAAGATTTGCGCTTTGCACCTTGCGAGGTCGAATTAAGAAGCATATTGTTGCCACGTCAAGGTTTTTGGGACGTGCTATTCAAGGATGAGGGGGGCTATTATGCCATATGCAAGCAATTAGGCTTGGATGTTCGTTTTAAAACCATCACAAAAGAGAGTTATCCCCTATTATCATTAGAGGATACGGATGTCCGTATCTTACAGGATACTCGGGAACAAAACCCGCTTCGTTTGGTTGGGGTTCCGATGGAAGTTGCGGCCCTTCCCTATGGTGATTACGCGCTCGTGGAGCCCGTGCGAAACGATTACTTGTTCGTGGACCGCAAATCCCTCAACGATTGGATTGGCACCCTATCCGCAAATAATATCGAGCGGTTTACACGCGAGGTAGAAAGGGCAAGCGCGGATAACGCATATTTAGTGATGCTCGTGGAAACCCGTATAGAGGATGCCTTGGAATTCAACAAAAAACCTTGGATTGCAAACTTTGTGCGCGCGACGCCTGAATATATCTTCCATAATCTGCGCCAATTGCTGCAATCCTATGACAATTTTCAAGTGCTGTTTGTTGATGGGCGCGAGGAAGCGGCGCGCGTATTACGGAATCTGCTTATGTCAAAAGGGTGTGCGCAAAATTTTGATTTGCAGTATGCTTATGAGTTGGGGAGGCTTTAATGATTCATTTCACCGATAAATACAAGAAAGGTATCACCGACGTTAATGCCGAGCTTGCCGCCCTTAAGGGGGAGCTTGATAATAAGGAAGCAACCCACGCGCTGGTGCGTTTTTTGATGGCGAATCTGGGCATTACCGTGGAATTATTGTCCGGCGTGAAGATTTTCCCCATTCAAGAGCTTTTGCTTAAGGCGTTATTTAAGAGAAACTTCTCATTACTCGTCATGAGTCGTGGCGGCTCCAAATCTTTCATTGCGAGTGTGTTCTGCTTCTTATACGTTTTGTTTAATCCGGGCACCAAAATCTTGCTTTCCTCAGCGAACTTTCGAAGCAGTCGGAAGATTTTCACCGACATGCAGAAGATGATATTGTCCCCGGCGGGCAAGTTATTACAACACGCTTTTGGAACGAAAGCTGAGAAACAATATAAAATGCAGAACGACGTATATGAATGGGTCATCACTTTTCCAAATGGCGCATTGTCCAGTATAGTCGCCCTGCCCCTCAGTGAAAAAATTCGCGGCTACCGCGCGAATATTCTGATATTGGACGAATTCTTATTGCTCTCCAATGAATTCATTGAGGCTGTATTGATGCCCTTCTTGACCGCCCCCATTGATATTGAGCAGAAAGTCAAAATTCGCGAAATGGAGGCGGAACTTATCTCGAAGGGATTAATGAAGGAAGAGGACAGGATGATATTTGACAATAAGGTGAAAATGATAGGTCTTTCATCGGCCTCCTATACATTTGAAAATTTATACAAAATTTACAACAAATGGATAAATGAAATCATGGAGCCCGTGAAGGATAATGAGGCTTCCATATCGTCCTATTTTGTGGCGCAGATTGGATGGGAGGCAATCCCGCCAGAAATTTTGGATAGGGCCATCATTCACGAAGCCAAAAGCGGGGGCATGGCCGAGGCTGTTTTTAAGAGGGAATTCGAGGCATTATTTACGGACGGTTCCGATTCCTATTTCAGTCCCCAAAAGATGTTCAATTGCACCATCCCGATTGGGCAGAGCCCCGTTATTAGATTAAAAGGTAATAGAGACAAAAAATATATCTTATCCATTGACCCTAATGGTAGTGATAGTCCAACAGGTGACTTTTTTGCGATGTGCGTGCTTGAATTAAACGAAGAAAACCAAACCGCCACGGTAGTCCATAATTACGGAAAAGCGGGCGTGGGTCTAAGCAACCATATCAATTATTTGTTTTATATTTTGACCCATTTTAATATCGTGATGATTATTGGGGACAACGCGGGCACGGAGCAATTCCTACAGGCCGCGAACGAATCCCAATTATTCAAGGAGCATAATACCGCCGTTCATTGTATGGATTTTGACTGTGTGGCCGAGGGGGATGATTATCGTCGTGAGTTGGAAAGCGCAAAAATGCAATACAATTTGGAAGGTAAAAAGATTGCCTTTACATTTGTTTTCTCAAAAACCGGGGCCATTCGCAAAGCCAACGAGGAATTGCAAAAGGCCATTGATTTTAAGAAAATATTCTTTGCCTCCAAAATTGCGGGTAATTTTGAGGCTTTTGACGCGGTGGAAAAAATGCGTATTGATTTGGAGCGGGTCGGGGAAGGCTCCTTGTCAGAGTTTGTATCCACACAAGATAGATTCATGGATGAAGTTAAAGCTCAAGCGGCGCTTATCGAGGTTAGAACCAGCCCGGCGGGGCATCAGGAATTTGATTTGCCCGCGAATTTAAAGCGCGACCATAGTTCACCCAATCGGGTGCGGCGCGACAATTATACTGCTTTATTTTTGGGTAATTGGGGCGCGAAATGTTACTATGATATGCAGAACATGAATGTTCAAGAGGATATGCCGGGTTTTATTCCAGTATTTATCAATTAGCCACAAAAGTCAGTGTAAATCCTTGAAGGAATTCCATGCCAAAGGCACACAAAAAGGCTCGTCAAATGAGGGTTGCGCAAGGTAGCAATAACGATTTAATACCGCTCGAAATTGCCACGGGCTCCCCCGCGCGGCGCAACGCCTCTTCAACCCAAGAACGGACTGATAAATTCGCAAATATTGCGGATGGGTTGGTGCCCAGCAATCTAGGTAAAAAAAACACCTCCATCATCAGTATCAAGGACGCCATCGGGTTGAGTCGGAAGGCATATTTCAATTTCTCGGTGATTCGTAATACGGTCGATTTAATGACTGAATTTTCCACCAGCCATATCTTCTTTCGCGGTGGGTCAACCAAATCCCGCGCCCTATTTGAAACCATTTTCAGCAAGCAAACCCTGTGGACGTTGCAGGACAAGTTTTTCCGTGAATATTATCGTTCCGCCAACGTGTTTCTTTACCGTTTGGATGGCGAGTTAAAAACAGACGATATTCGCAAGATTAAACAGGCGCTCGCCAAGGAAACGGACGCTGAAAAGCTTGAGCCAAAATTGAAGTTTCCGGTAAAGTATATCCTGTTAAACCCAGAGGATATTATTGTGGCGGATTCCATTGTATTTCACGAACGTCCGAGCTTTTCAAAGGTGTTGAATTCATTTGAATTGGAACGGTTGAAGAAGCCCCAAAACCAAGAAGAACGGGATATGTTGGCGGCTCTTCCCGAAAAAACCCAGACAGAGATTAAACAGGGACGGGGCGGGGAACAAGTTTTGTTACCGCTGGATAATACGAAAATTTCCGCCGTTTTTTACAAGAAACAGGATTATGAGCCAATGGCCGTTCCAATGATTTATCCAGTATTAGAGGATATCAATTGGAAGTCCGAAATGAAGAAGATGGACATGGCTGCGGCGCGCACCATGCAGCAGGTTATTTTGCTGATTAACATGGGATATGAATCCAAGGATGGGAAGTATATTGTCAATCAAAAAGCGGTGGAGGCAATGCAGAATTTGTTCAAAAACGAATCCATTAGCCGGGTATTGGTGGCGGATTTCACCGTAAAAGCCCAATTCGTGATTCCAGATATTGCAGATTTGCTCGACCCTGCAAAATATCAAATTGTAGATAGGGATATACGAGAGGGCTTAAATAATGTTCTGATTGGCGATGAAAAATTCGCCAACCAGCATATCAAGGTGCAAATCTTCATGCAGCGTTTGGAGCAGGCGCGCTTGGCGTTTTTGAATGATTTTCTCACGCCAGAAATTAAGCGTATCGCCAAGGATATTGGGCTCAAGACTTATCCCGAACCCACCTTTGAGGATATTGATTTGCAGGATTCCCTGCAATACGCGCGCATTTATACCCAATTGGCGCAATTGGGAGTGTTGACGCCCGAAGAGTGTTTCAAAGCCATTGATTCTGGTAAGTTACCCTCCAATGAGGAATCCATTGAATCCCAAAAGCGATTTAAGGAATTACGGGAGGATGGGTTATATCAACCGTTGTTAGGTGCCCCCAAAGAGGGAGACGGTGCGGGCAGGCCCGACGGCACCAAAGCGCCACAATCCACAAAAAATGTATCGCCTATTGGCACATCGAAGGCCATTAGTTTGGCCAAGGTGAAGGATAAGTTGATTCTGTATGGGGCGCTCGAAGATAAAATCAAGGCTGCATTATTGAAGAAAATGAAGCTTAAAGAGCTTAACGCCGAACAATTACAATTGGTGGATTCGCTGGCGGAACTGGTCGTCACAAATGAAACGAGCGCCAATTGGCTGTCGGAATTCAAACCTTATCTTGACAATCCCGTTGATAAGAATATGGACAGGGTTGCACATATTCGTGAGATTGCGGCCCAACATCAAACATCCATGTTTGAAGCCGCCATCATTGCCGATTGCGAAAAGTAAATATTTATGCACTACTCCGATTGTGGAAAACATCCTTGGGGTTCTAATCGTCGCGACTTTCTCTTTGTCGGGGCATTGGGCGCTTTTGGTTTAACCTTACCCAAGGCGCTTGCTCTTGAAAAGCGTTCGGCGCGTGCCAAATCCGTTATTCATATCTTTTTACCCGGTGGTATGGCATCACAAGAATCCTTTGACCCGAAGGTGGACGCCCCGATTGAATATCGTGGGCCTTTGAGCCATATTAAGACGGTGTTGCCCGGCGTAGCCTTTTCTGAGAATTTGGCACACACGGCAAAAATCGCGGATAAAATCGTTGTTATTCGTTCCTTCACGCATGGCGAGGCAGCACACGAGCGAGGCACACACAACCTGTTCACTGGCTACAAACCATCCCCATCCCTGCAATATCCAAGTATGGGAAGTGTTGTAAGCCATCAGTTAGGTGGGCAAAAAAATCTACCCGCGTATGTTACTATTCCTAATTTTCCCAATGAATTTGCTGGCGCGGGCTTTTTAAGTTCGGCCTTTGGGCCTTTTAGTATTGGAAGCGACCCCGCGAGCCCAAACTTTGCCGTCAGGGATTTAACGGTGCCCGATAGTGTTACGCCCGAACGTGCGGCCAATCGTAAAAAATTACGGGAATTGGTGGATGAACATTTTTCCCAATTGGAGCAAAATGATAAACTGCAAGGTATGGATGAATTTTACAGTCAGGCATATTCCTTGATTAGCTCAGAACGCGCCAGAGCCGCCTTTGATGTTAAGGCGGAATCCGACACAATCAAGGATATGTATGGGCGTAATACGGCGGGTATGCGTATGTTGCTTGCCCGACGGCTTATTGAGGGTGGGGTCAGATTTGTTACATTGACCTATGGTGGCTGGGACCATCATGACCAAATTCGAGATAATATGAATCGGCAATTGCCTAATTTTGATAAGGCTTTTGCAGCATTAATTACCGATTTGGACGCCAAGGGGCTGCTGGATGAAACATTAGTTTTGGTGACGACGGAATTTGGACGCACCCCAAAAATCAACGCGACGGCTGGACGTGACCATTGGCCCGGCGTTTTTAGTATCGTCATGGCGGGCGCAGGATTGCAAAACGGTATGGTATATGGGGCGTCGGATGCGAATTCAAACGGCGTGGGTGAAAATCCCGTGCATTTGGAAGATTATGCCGCCACCGTATATCATTTGCTGGGTATTGACCATGATAAGGATTTGCTTGCTTCGGGCGGACGCCCAATTAAGATTGTTTACCACGGCACTCCGATTAAAGGAATCTTAGCTTAATGGCGCGCTCCTATGTTATTTTTAATACAGAAGCCGTTTTCGTGGGGCCAGCCCCGGCAAGCGGGTTCTTCTTTATTGACTATGCGGGCACGTTAAATAACGATTTATCTCATTCGGGCCTTCTCAAAAACCATAACCTTCTCAAACAACTTGACCGGGTAACGCGCCTCGAATATAATCTGGAAATTCCCAGAGATAATGTTGCCCAGCTTGGCACATATTCCTTGGTAAATCGGGCCATCATCAAGCCTGTTACGGCTAATGTTGTATTAGACTATTATGTAAACGGAGTTAAGAACGAAGCCCGCTTGGGGCTCTATGTTAATTATCCGCGCGTTCAACATCCCTTTAGCGGCGCTCCATTTTATAGCAATCGAGTCTGTCCTATTTCGGGTTTTGTTGCTTCCACGTTGGAATTTCCCACCGGGGATTTACCTTGGCCCCCAAGCTACCGGGACAAGCGCAATTTATTCGTTGTATTAGAGACGGGTTATAATGACGTGAAGTTAACACGGCGAGAGGATTTCAATAATCCAGATGTAACGCGCGCGTTTAACAGTGGGAACGTCAATTATCAAGTGATGAGCTTTGGTAATTGTTATCTGGACTCATATAACAATTCGGCTTCCGTTGGTAATTTGCCCCGCGCGAGCGTTGCCTTCACATGTGAAAATGTCAAGTTTGATAGTAGTGGAAATGCTACGTTAGGCCCGGCGGTGGATTATAGAACCAACACACCCGAAAGTGGAAGCAAGCTATTTTATGTTCCGCCGTTGTTAGATGAGGGGGGCGTTGGTGCTTTATTGCCGGGTAACATCATGGTGGATATTTCATCCACGGGTCAAGCCACTATACCCGATTCGGAAGTCAATTTCACGGGCCTTAGCATCACATCTTACAACTTCAACGTCAATTTTAATCGTCAGGTTTTGGCCGGGCTGGGACATAAATTACCCATAGACAGAAAAATAACGCCCCCCATTTTTGCGGACTTGAACTTTGAAATCATTGTGGGCGAGCATCAAACAGGCGTGTTAAATGAGTTAACCCGCAAGGATTTGGAATATAACATCACGCTTAAGTTAAAGCATCCCGACAGGTTTGGCGCAGGCGTCGGGCCAACGGGGTTCTATAATGCTGGTATTCTGAATAAATTACAGGATGTCGCGGCACAATATGATTTTCTTAAAAGCAAGTTTCAAAGCCGGTCGTCCAATATGAGCGTCGGTAATCATAAGGTTGTCTCCTTGGCTTATTCCACTGAAATAGACCCATATGATGTTTCCAAAGGCTGGTTTATCAGCGGCGTCATTCCCGTGGATAAGATTGAGGATTTTCTTTTAAACGAGGATGGAACTTACCTGCTTAATGAGGATGGTTTTCCAATTGTGAAGAATTATATCCCATTATTTTAAATGAATAAACCGTGTAAAGGTTTTTAGGTAAAGGTTATTATGCCCAATCAAAAGGTATCAGAATTAGGTCAGATTTATAGCCCACTTTCCAATGATTTACTATTCGTTGTGCGGAGCGGGGTGGGCTACAAGGCCACACCTAATGTAGTTTCGCCAATATTATTTACGAGCGGCACAGGTATTTCCTACATGAATTCCAGACAAATTCCCACGGCGTCCACCAGCGCGGGCGTTTCTGGCCAATTTACATTTAAAGATAATTTTCTATATGTGCATAATGGCACGGGCTGGCTTAGGACTCAATTATTGCCATTTTAAATGAAAAATAGAACACGATATTTTACCCTTTTAATTCTTTGTTTATCTCTGTTTGCGTGGGGGTGTATTTCATTCGACCCGAGCAAGGTTAATGACCCACTCAAGGATAAACGGGCGCTAGATAATAAGGTTAAGGCTATTGAAAGCGCCCTCGTTACAAACAAAACGCTCATTGAGGATAAGGGGCGCGCATTTGTGCATGGTGGTTTGTATGTTCTAAACCAAGCCACCAATCAAACCGCCGAAATCAAGGTCGCGGGGCGCTTTTTAGAGTTAGCTACCTTATCGTTGGGGCAACCCTCAATGAAGGATGCTCGCACCATCGAAGATATTGCAGATGGATTATTATCCCAATATAAGATGGAAATAGCCCATAGTGAATCCCTCCGCTTGGAAAGCGAGGCAGATAGAATGGCTTTAAGCGCTACCAATCAGGTGCTTAAATTAGAGGTAAATCAGCTTCGGGAACGGGCGGACCAATTACAGACGGAATCAGCCCTATACAAGAAACAGTATGATAAAGCCGAGAAGGATTTGTCCGCATTTGCGGGGCAAATCGTTACGTTACAGGAAGAACAACGAAATTTAAACAAGAAACATGCGTTGGAACGCAACCAGCAAGACGCCCAAAACACCGAAAATGCCCTCAAAGCGGCCAAATGGGATGCGGAGAACGGTTTTTGGTCACAATTTAACATTTTTGCGGACATTACCAAATTCTTCAAAAAACTTTTTTCCCTATGTATCTTGGGGGGTATTTTGTTTATTGCCTTCAAATTGCTTGAAATCTTCTTTCCCGCCTTCAATATTTTGGGCACAATATTTGGGGGGCTGATTCGTGGGGTACAAAGGTTGGTTCCGTCCGCCGTAAAAAGCGCAAACTTGGTTGGACGCTCAGTCTGGGAAGGTTTCAAGGGAACTGTTAAAGCTATTGAAAATACCCGCGCTAAACTAGAGCGCGAGGATATTGAATCGGATTTGATGGAGAATTATCCCGATAATTATCAATTCAGCAAAAAGGAAGTTCATGCGCTCTTGGAGAAAATGAGCGCCAAGATTAATGACATTTTAACCGCTGAATTGACGGCCCAACAAAAAGAAGAGGGGTATGCTTTGGTTCAACATGCCAAGGCCGAATCGGGTATTAAAGCCCCCATTCGTCTAAAAGATGAGGTAAATATCTAGTTTTGCGTGTAAAAAACATTGCATTATGAAGCCCCAACCCGACCAGACCGCCATTCAAGCCCACGAAGAATTAAAGAAATTATCCCAAGCCTTCGCGGGCATCACCGAGGAAATGAAAGTTCAGATGGCGAAGGGCGTTCATACTTGTTCAGACCCAATCTCCCAAGATGCGCTATGGGAAATGCACTGTAAGATGTGCGACATGGTTTACCGTGTTGCTGAAAATATTCATGCTCGTATTGACCGGCTTGGTGATGAAATGTGGCGTCATATGAGCGATGGCCATTTGCCCCCAATCAAGGGCGCGGGTAAGATGGAAAAAGCGCTTGATACGCTAGGTATGAGCGATGATTACGCAGTTTATAAACCTATGATTTCTGCCACCGTAAAAGATGGTGCGCGCGGTAAGATTGTGGAAATTGCCACGGTTTCGCAGAAAAGCTAAGAAATCAGTGTAATTTTGTTCGGATGCACACGCCGAAATTTACCACGATTTTTAGTTCCCTAGTTCGGCCCATAGTTTCCCCCGAAACAGATAAGTATTTAGCCCTTGCCAATGTGCAGGAACTAAGTAAACTGTTGCCCGCCATAGATGTTAATCGCAACTTTGATTTGCTGCCTGTGGCGGCAAACGCCTATGTATCCGCGCGCGTCAACAAAAATGACGACATTATTGATAATGAATCCTCCCTTGCTATTTATCAGGGTTTTATCAATAAATACATCAACCTAAACCATGATAGGAAAAGGGTCGTTGGCACCATTCTAACGTCACAATTCACAGAGTTTGGTTCGGATAAATTGCTTACAGAAGATGATATAAAAAAGACCAAAGGGCCAGTCAATGTTGCGGTGGGTGGCATTGTCTGGAAGGTGGTGAGTGAAAATTTAGCCGCAATGCTGGAAGAGTCAAATGACCCAACCTCTGATAAATTCCTCAGTATAAGCCTATCCTTTGAAGTGGGTTTTGATGAATTTGATATTGTATTATTCGAGGGCAATGAGAAAAACCTCGAAAATGGCGAAATCATCACGGATACAGATAAGAAAAACAAAATCATCCCGTCTTTGCGCGCCATGAATGGTTCTGGCAAATATGAAGGCAAAAGGGTCGCGCGTCTCGTAAAAAATGTCATACCCTTGGGTGTCGGTTTTGTTTTGAGCCCGGCGGCTGATGTAAAGGGGGTCGCCGTGGATATGGATAATACTGCGCCCATCATATTAGAAGAGGGCAATACCGGACAAGTTCAACATATAGTTAATTCGGCGGAAAATACAAATAAATCTTCCCAAAGCTCGGAAGTAACTGTAAATCAGAACGAAGCAACGAATTCCACGATTATGGTAATTTCCTCAATCAAAGACCTCAAAGACGAGCATCTGACCACAATCAAGGCGTTTGATATCAGCAAGCTCTTTGAGGATGAATTAAAGAAAGCTTCGGATAAGTTTGTTGCGGATAAGGCAACGCTTGAAACGCAGGCTCAAACCGCGCAGACAAAGCTTACGGAAGTGCAAGCCGAGGTTGCGAAACTGACCGAGAAACTCAATACGGCCACCCAAACCATCGAAAAGTTCGAAAGTGAGCGCGTGGCGGCTGCGAAGCAGGTTAAATTTAATGAGCGCATGGCCAGTCTCGATAATACTTATGAATTGGGCGATGCGGAACGCGAAGTTTTGGCCAAGCGTCATATCGCCGATATGAGTGATGAGGTTTTTGCGGAACTGGAAAAGGAACTTTCCGTTCTCATGAAGGAAAAGAGCAAGGCTCATAAGGCCGAACTTGCCAAGGCCGAGGCTGAAAAAGCCGCCGCGCTAAATGCGCAAAAAACACAAATTTCAGCTTCCACAAAAACAACTGACAGTGTAACTCTGGATGTAGGAACGGTGGTTGCGGGTGCATTGGATAATGCGTCCAAGGACAAGCAAAACGTGCCTGTCTCTACGGCAACCCCCTCAACACTCAAGGAGCGAATGTTGAAGGCGTTTGGAGTAGACGGAATCAAGTTTGTTGACCGTCGTTCGAACGCGGAAGTGACGCGGTAAACCAGATTTCGAGACAACAACAATTTAAAAACACCAAAAACTTATGGGCAAGCTACGCGCATACCGTCAATACAACGAAACCGACGTGATTAACCACTTCAAGTCCGACGTGGTTCCACTCGACAACGGCACACTCGTCAAGGTGCTGTCTGGCATCAAGGCGAACGACGACAATTGGCTGATGATTGGTGCGCCGGGTGCCGTGTATGGCAACACCGTTTCTCAGCGCTACAGCGTGACTCCCAGCGTGACCTATGCCAATACTGGCTCGGTTGTGCTTGGTATGACTCTGCATGACGTTCGCGAAACGGACGAAAATGGCGAAAATCTCAAGTTCAACCCCCGCAAGGCTGCGGAAATGCAGGTTGTTCTAACGGGACAGGCTGTGCCAATCGTCACTCGTGGTATCTTCCATATTTCGGGTGTGGGTGGTAATCCAGTCGCGGGCGCAAAGGCGTATCTCGACGACTATCTCGGTAATGGCAAGATTGCCACTACGGGCCTTACCCAAGTTGGACAGTTCCTTGGCGTGAAGGACGCCGACGGATTCGTGTTCTTCCGCTTGGATGTCTAAGCGCATGTTGATTTGACAAACACAAATTTAAACTGACTAACGAACAATATGAAAATTCAACTCAAAAACACCGCCGACCAAGTTGAGCTAATCAAGATGCTTGGCTCGAAGGACCGGGTAAAGTCAGCCGAGGCCGCAGAAGCCTTTGCCGCCGCTGTTGGCTCCACCGTTCAATCGGTGTTGAGTCACGCTGGCACCGCGAGTATGATTTATACCGACGCCCCATATGGCGAGGATGAATCCCCCTCCTTCCCGGTTGATACGCTCTTCGATAAGAGTGAAAACTATATTCAGGTTTGGTCGCAGCACATGGCTGGTGGCCTTCCGACCTCCCATCCCGAAGGCGTGGGCGAGTTGAAGTTCTCGACATTCACCATCGACAGCGCGGTTTCGTTCCTCAAGAAGTGGGCGCGCAAGTCCCGTCTGGACGTGGTTGCCTCATATCTTGACCGTATGAGTCAGGAAATGCTCATCAAGCAGGAGCGCAATGCGTGGGCCGTCGTTCTCAAGTGTCTTGCCGAAGCCTCTACGAAGGATGGCAAGCATTCCACAGCGTCGGGCTCGGTCAAGCACGTTATCCGCGCCAATACCGCTGGCCGGTTCCAGTTGCAAGACCTAAATGAACTCTTGATTCGTGTCAAGCGCGTCAATGTTTCATGGGCTAATGGCACTCCGGCTGGGGGTAGCGTCGGCCTAACAGACCTGTTTGTTAGCCCCGAAGTCATGGGCGACATTCGTGGTTTTGCCTATCAGCCGATGAACACCGTCGCGGGCGTCACTGGCTCGACCGGCACGCCAGCCGGTTCAACCGTTGGTATTCCGCTACCCGATGATGTTCGTTCCGCCATTTTCCGTGGCGCGGGAACAATGTCCATCTTCGATAAGTTCCTTACCGAACTTGTTGAACTGGGTCAGGGAGCCAAGTATAACACGCTCTTCGATGATTTGGCTGGTGCCACATCTTGGACGAAACTGGACGGCTCGGGTGGTGCGGCGTTTGATGGCGGTTCCAGCGGTGATGAACTCATCGTCGGACTTGACCTCACCCGTGGAACATTCCTTCGCCCCGTCGAAGTTGGTGAGAATGGCGGACAAGTTCAAGTGCTGCCCGACAATCAGTGGGTTGACCGTTCCGACAAGGTTGGGTTCTACGCCCATCTGCAAGAGGGGCGTGTGGCGCTCGACGCGCGGGCTGTCAGCGGCATCGTCCTATAGGTTTGATATCACTTCACACCGGGGTTTGCTTCGGTGTGATTTTTGTTTACCCAAATACATATACGATATACAACATAGTAGTTTAACATGCCAAATTACGCGCGTAAAGAATGGACGATTGCAGAAAATAAACAGTTGGAAAATCTCTGTTCGGGTTCGATACCCTTCCGAACGATTGCCGAGCGATTAAATCGTAGTTGCTCTTCTTGTATAAGCCATGCCCGCCATTTAAAAATCAAAAATCCATATATTAGGAGAATTTATTCTGTTAATCACCAGTTTTGGGACACCCCAAACGAAATAAATTGTTATTGGGCCGGATTTGCGGCGGCGGATGCGTCTATTAGAACTCGTGGAAAACATTTTTCTTTTGCGTTAGAGTTACAACAAAGCGATGAGGGACATTTGCAGTCATTGGCCAATGCTTGTGGGTCGAATTACCCATTTTATTATACAGAAAAACCCGACAATAAAAGTAAAACGGTAAGATTAATTGTGAATTCTGATATATGGGCGGATAAACTAAAAAACAACTTTAATTTGGTGCCCCTGAAAACCAAAAGGTTAAAGCCGCCCGACGGCTTAAATGATTATTTGCTTTTTTGTTGGCTGATAGGTTATATTGACGGTGACGGATGTATACATTTAAGACGAGCACACAACACAATTTCTATTTCATTCGTGAGTGCAAGCGAGTATTTAATCAAATGGATAAATGATTTTCTTAGTCGGGAATTTCCCCAAAAACTTAGACGTAGAACTCATAACACCTATAAAGATAAACGTTATAATTGTTGGTATTTGAGAGTAGAAGGTATCAGGGGGGCTATTATTTTTGACTTTTTAAGTAAATTTCCCGTTCCAAAATTATCGAGAAAATGGAATAACCCCAACATTATCAATCGAGTAGGGGAAATAAAAAGGGATTATCCATCCTTTTTCAATAAATCAATGAATATTGATACAAAAATGTAATTTCTTCTTTTCTTTTAAGTGTAACCCCAAGCAAGGTATAATAAGGTGAACATCAAGGACATTTATGGCAAACCGCAAAACTAAACCCACCAAATTGGCATCCCTCAAGCAAATTGACGGCAAAGCCGCCCCCGAATCACAGGAAGAGTTCGTCGCACAAAAGACGACCCTTGACCAAATCTGGGGGGACGATGGCACTAGCAAATATGGCACTATGGAGGAATCCGAATATGCCGCGCGCTTGGAGGATATGAACCTATCGGACATGCAGAGGCACGCGGTTGAGGTCGCGGGCCTCCCAGCAACCGATAATAAGGGCTTATTGATTAAGCGCTTATTGGCGGAATTCAGGGCTCACGTTGGGTCTTATCGAAAGCCCGCACCGTCCAAATCCACCGTTAATCTTAGTAAAAAGGCCGCGTCCGTATTGGCCGAAGGACGCTAAATTATTCGGTTTTTCTTGCATTTCTTTCCCGTTGGGCATGGTGGTATTTCCGTGTAAAAAACGGTAGTATGACCATTTCTTTAATTGCCAACGAAATTATCTCGGGCCTTGGCTCTCCATCCGATTTAAGCGATTCCTTCGTTTCCTTCTGGCTCCGAACGAATGTCGGGAAACTAAATCTAGCACTGGATTCTTCCTTCGTATTATCAGGTTCCACCGGCTTGTCTCCCGCCATTGAAGAGGACCAGAAAATCATCTGGGAAAAGATGTTCGATTCCTATTATTGGGGCAAAAAGGTTGCGGATAATTTGGGCGCGGTGGGCACCAATACAGCCTTGGAGGTCAGTGAGAATGGCTTTACCGCAAAAATGGTCAATAAGAATGAGGTAAGCAAAACGTATTTGACCTTCAAGAAGGATACGGACGTTGAGCTTAATGGCCTTGTGGATGCTTACAAGCGCAATAAGTATGCGCCCGTGCAAGTGGTGGGCGATGATAATGTCGCGTGGGACGCGCGGCCCACCACAAAGGAAACCAACCGCACATAACACATGGCTTCCTTCCTTACAACTGGTGATATTTTCCTAATGACCGGAGCGTGCCTGAACCATTTTGACACGTTCAAAAGGAATATTCTTATTTATAAAGAGCCCCTGAAAATACTGAGTCGTGCGTATAATCAGACCAATTTTTACGCCGGGTATGAGGAACAATCGGAGCCAGACGCAATAACGTATAGCGGGGTTTCGGGCACCTTTTCGGCCTTGGTCGATTATGGGCGCAATGAACGAAATCAACGAATAGACGTTGCTAACACTCAAGTAACCCAAGAAACTTTGAGAATCAAGGTGCGCGAGGACGCGCGCAATTTCATCCGCAATGGCAAAACGGAAAAGATTGAGTTTGATAATAATTCATTCAATATTGTGGGTGAGGAAGTCGTGCAGAATTATATGGGGCTTGCCTTTTATTTCTATACGCTCAAACTTATCAAATAACATGACTACGCTTAACCTTGAAGTATTGCGGAGGGATATGGGATTTCATATGAATTCTCTAAAGAACCTTGTTGTGGCTAATGCAGAAAGGTCTTTGATGGCAAGTAAGAAGCGCTTTATCGAGGAATTTCAGAATGATGACATTACCAAGGAAGTGGACGCGGGAACAAGCGCTGGAAATAGTTCATTACTAGGGGGCAAGGGCACGCTTTTTGGTTTGCTGGGCTTTAATGCGGGCGAAACACCCTCTGTTCCGGTTGTTAATATATTGGAGGAAACAATTAACCTTGGGGATAAGAATAATCCAGACGTTCAAATTAATGGAGCCAAAATTACCTATTCATTTGATGTGAATTTACCCCCCGAGGATAAACTGATAGAAGCCAGCGGCTTGCCTTGGAATAAGAACATAAGCTGGTTGTATGCAATTACGGATGGGGTGCCGGGTTTCACGCATTTTATTTACTGGAAATTCCATCCGGCGAGCCGCTCGACATTGGGTGTGCAGGCCAAACATGCCGTGCGAGGTGAGGAATTTTCGCCCGCGTCCTATTATTTCCGGCAAATGCTGGATAAATTCAAGGCTAATTTCGCATAAATGAAGCCCCAATACGAAAATCAGTTAATGGCGAGCGTCCTTTTATGGTTGGATAACAAGGTTCTAACCAAGGGGGAAGCTTTCTTCAACTATTCGGGCCTATTGTATAGGCTACCATCGGATACGTATATTTCTGGCACAACCACATACAAGGCATTTGGGGCTCCATATAAGCCCATTGTGGCGGATAGTGCCATTTCGACTTCCGCCATTGTGCCCGCACGCATATACGTTAGCGGCCAGAATGGTAATCAGCCCGTTACGGGCAATTTCAGCTATCGGGAGGGCCAATTTCATACGGATTTAACGGGCACCTTGGTAATTTCTGGGCATCTTTCCGTTAAAGAATTCAATATCAATTTAACGAACAAAACGGACGCCGAGCTTTTGTTTGAAACGAAATATGTGCCTAGACCCAAGATTCCGGTTGTGCCCAGCGGTTTGGGTAAAAATGTGATTACCTATCCTGCCGTGTTTTTGATAAATAATGGTGGAAAATCCGAGGAATTTGCCTTCGGGGGCATGGAAACCACCATTTCTAATGTGCGTGCGGTGGTAATTGCTGATAATACGTTCAATTTGGACGCCATTTGCTCCATCATGAAAGACCAAGCGCGGGGTTGCATACCCCTTTTGGCGGGTGACGAATATCCCTATAATTCTTTTGGGTTTACAAAAAGTGCGACCGGGTTCAATTATAACAATTTAGTGGGGGATAGGGTTTCCTATGATAGCGGGGCATTTATTAAGAATGTCATGGTGACAAGGCTAGACTCCAACGCGCGTATTATGAGCGAGGTTCGAGACATTAACCCTGAAATATTTCCGGCTTTTGTCGATTTTACCTTGGAAAAGGCCAGATACCCAAGAAGTTAAGCGTATCTTTTGAGGTTCTCAGATGAGCCTTTTTGCTGTAATTTAAAGTGAATAAATCGTCACCCGGTTTTGAATCGCGCCATTTTTAACCATAAACCTTAAAAACCTATGCCTCGCAATCGTATCATCAGCGCCGCACAATCACTGTTCGTTGGTCCCACGGGTAAATATAGCGCTACGGGCAACCACTTCGAATCGGGAGACATCGGCGCAAACCTAACGGTTCAGTTGCATCGTATTCAGAACTGCAATTATTCCTTCAATATTCCGCGCCAGCCTATCAATCAATTTGGTGAACTTGCGGCCATCGACCGTATCAACCTTTCCAGCCCGACCGTCCCGCTCTCCTTCTCTTACTTGCTCGCCAACTTCTGGAACGAACATAAGATGGGGTTCGTGGTGGATGGAACCACATCTTGTTTGTCTGGTTTCCTAACGCGCGAAACGGACGAGAAAAATTACTTCATTCGCTTTGTGCCCGAGGGCAAGGACGCTCTTGCTGAACCCGTTTCGACGGATTCGGGTCATACCGTGGGCATTGGTAATGCTTTCATCACTTCATACAGCGTGTCCGCCTCCGTGGGTAATCTTCCCGTCGTGAATGTCGGGGTGGAAGGTTTGAACCTTACTTGGGATGATGGTTGCACTGGTAACTCGATTCCCGCGATTGACCCCAACGCGGGCACGCGCATGTCAGCTAAAATATATTCTCTGCCAGTTGCAACTACCAACCCAATGGGCGCAACGGCTGGCGACTTGGCAATCTCAGCGCTCAAACCGGGTGATATCACCGTTACCATCAGGGAAAACGGCACAACGACCAGCTTCCGAGAGGCGGGCGTTGACATTGATGATTCGAAGATTCAAAGCTTTAACCTGAGCTTCGACCTCTCTCGCGAGCAATTACAGAAACTTGGTTCACGATTCGCGTTCGCTCGGGAGCCGCGTTTCCCAATCGATGTTCGCGTGGATATTGATGCGCAAGTGGGCGATTTGACCACGGGTGATTTGCAATCAATTCTGTGCGACGACACGGATTACGATATTACGGTCACACTCAAGAAATCCAGTTGCACCGCGCAGGGCAATCCGGTTTCGGCCTATATCCTCCGCAAGTGCAAGCTGGACAGCGAATCCTTCTCGTCTGATATTGGCGGCAACAAGCGGGTCAGCGCGAGTTTCGTAGGCCAACTTGGTGGCCCGAACCAAACGGGCGTGGTGCTGCTTATGAGCGGGGCCGCGAATTCATACTAACACTTCGAACAAATAGTTCAAAAAAATGGGGGAATACACCCTCATTTTTTTTGTTTTTAAGGTGGGGCATTTTCGCGTGTAATCTTGCTTGAAGGGAAAGGTTTTTCAAAGGTATGGGTGACGCTCAAACGCCAATGTCTCAACAGCCGACCGCTAATGATTTGATTAAGTTTCAAATTACGCGCAGGCTCGTGCATTTATCCAAAACTTTCCTTGAAATGTTGGAAAAATTGCTACAAGCGCGTAAGATAAATCAAGAGGATTTTTTCAAAATGCGAAAAACGATTTTGGATAAGAACGGTGACGCGCAGCGTGAGTTGACTGATTTTATTGACAAATTTCATATCAATTTAAGCGGCGGCGGCAACGATACCCTTTAATCATGAAATTGCTACATTCATTCACGGTTAATCAAACCGTTGAGGTTGACGAACAAGAGACGAAACAGGAAAATGGCCAGTCCGTTACCGTCACGCGCAAGGTAAAGAAGGAAGTCCCCTGCCCATTCCATATCGTCCGACCAAATCGTGAATTGAATGATGAGGCGAGATTGTTTTATGGGGTTAAGCTTGGCGAGGGCATCAAACGTGGCCTATTGACGAACGCTCAGTTGGCCAAGCGTTTTGCGAATGACGGTGGTGTGTTTAGCGACGGCGCGAAACAGGAATATCAGACCATTTATTCCGAATTGCAGGCCAAGCAAACGCGGTTTCGGGAATTAGCATCAAAGGAGGAAAAAGAGCGCACCAAGGAAGAACAGGAAGCATACACCAAGATGCTGACTGAACTGGTTGATTTGAATCAACGCATCAAGGAGTTTGAAGATGCGCACGCCAGTCTTTTCGAGGAAACGGCGGAAAGTCACGCGCGTAATAAAATCATCGTGTGGTGGGTCTTGCATTTATCGCATAAGGAAAACGATAAGAAGGAGCCCGTTCCTTTTTTTGGCGTGGGCTCCTTTGAGGACCGTTTGAAGCGTTATGATGATTATGATGAAAAGGAGGATGAATTTGCCGCCGCCGTCATTAAGAAATTCAGCTTCTTGGTCGGCGCGTGGTTTATGGGCCGGGCCTTTTCAAAGGATGAGTTTGCCGAGTTGGAAAAGATTTATGACGCCAGCGGCTAAAGACACGCCGTTCCATCGTCATGAAAGTGCCCCGCGCTCAATTAAAGATATTGTTCGCTGATATCTTGCGCGCCTATAGCCCCGCGTCCTTTGAGGGCAATCCCATCTTCATCAAGCATCTGACTAATTTTGACATTGCCGATATTGATTGTCAAAACGAATCCTTCCTTAATAAAGCCCGCGAGCGTGGGATGTCCACCAATCAAGAGCGTGAACAAGAACTTATCAGGGATGGTTTTTGGTCGGAATCCAAGAATCGAGACGTAGCTAATTTTGCATCTTTTATTGAAAATGCCAAAAATACCCGCGCCAAGCATTTTCAGAAGGACCTGATTCGTGAAATTGATATAGAAATTGCCAGTGCACGGCAATCCATCAAAAAGATAGAGAATGAAAGGGATTTTTTAATTGGAGACACGGCGGAGAAATTTGCCGCGAAAAAGATTAATGAATACTATATTTTCAAGTCATTTTACAGGGATGGGCCGTGTCACACCCCGCTTTTTACGTTGGAGGAATTCAACGATTTGGAGGATGACCAATTAAATGAGCTTGTCAAAACATATAATACAAAAATGGACCATTTTGGGCAAATTAATTTGCAGCGAGTGGCTTTATTATCTTCCTTTTTGAATTTCTTTTATTTGTGCAATGACGACCCGCGCGTTTTCTATGGCAAGCCCGTCATGGAATTGACCTTCTATCAAGCCGAGCTATTTGGCTTCGCGCGCTATTTTAAACGTATATTGTCCGAATTAAAGACAACACCGACAGAAGAGATGATGGATGAGCCCGATAAGTTGATTACATTACATACGGGCACGCAAAATGTTCAGAAATATGTTGGGGGCGAGGGTAACGTGGCTATTGTCGGGGCATCCCCAACGGAACTAAAGCAAATGGGCATCAATACCGACAATGGCATTGACTTGGCGCGCGAGGCAAAGAAGCGCGGCAAGAAAACCCTTTCGATGGAAGAAATCATGGAAATTCAAGGCAAGGGCCGATAAGGGATACCCAATTCCCGTGTAATTAGAATAGACACGGTATAGGGCATCATTATGGCAGCAGGCGCATCACACGTTTCCTTAAGGGTCGGCGCAGAGACTTCCCAATTTGAAAGGGATATCTTGGCGGCGGCTCATCGCGTCGAGCCCGCACTTCAACGAGCCTTCAAATTCGACGGGCGCTCCTTTTCCCAACCCTTGGGCCGCATTACCGGCGCAATGGGCGAGTTCAACAAATCGCTCGATGCTTCCAACGCCCGCGTATTAGCCTTCGCCGCTTCTGCCGGTTCCCTCTATGCCGTCCAGCGCGCCTTTGTCGAGATGATAAAGGCCACGCGCGACGTGGAAAAGAATCTTGTTGATATCAATGCCATCTTGGGTCTTTCAACGACCAACTTGCAAAAGTTCGGAAACGATTTATTTACCATTGCGAAAAATACGGGCCAAACCTTTGATACCGTTTCCAAGGCCGCACTGGAATTCTCCCGGCAGGGCTTGGGTATGCAAGAAACACTCAAGAGAACGCGCGACGCGCTAATCCTGTCGCGCTTGTCGGGTATGGGGGTTGTTGGGGCGGTTGAGGCAATGACGGCGGCTATCAACTCGTTCAATAGAACGACCATTACATCCACCGAATTGGTAAATAAACTGGCTACGGTTGATGCTTCGTTCGCTGTAAGCGCAAAGGACTTGGCCGAGGCCATCCAGCGCGTGGGTTCATCCGCGCAGGATGCGGGGGTGGGTCTTGATGAATTACTGGCCCTCGTAACATCAGTTCAACAAACCACGGCGCGCGGCGGTGCGGTCATCGGTAACTCCCTTAAGACTATTTTCACCCGTATCCAGCGCCCGGAAGTCATTGAACAACTGGAAACTTTTGGTGTTGTGGCGCGTGATTTGCACCGTAATTTGCTGCCCGCACAGGAGATTATCGGCAACTTAGCCACGCAATTCGACCGCTTGGGGCAGGCCGAACGCTCGCAACTGGCTGAATTGGTGGGTGGCGTTTATCAAATCAACATCCTCAAGGCCGCTCTAGGCGACTTGAGCAAGCAATACTCAACATACAATCAAGCCTTGGGAATATCCAAAAACGCCACGGACGCAGCCATCCAACGTAATGAAATGTTGAACCAATCTTTGGATGCGCTGTTGGAGAAAACGCGAAATAACATATTGCAAATGGGGGCTAAGCTGGGCGGAAATATGTTTCGCCCCCTCGTGGAAGGTATTTTAAAGCAGGTTAACGACGTTGCGGATACTGTCAACGGCGAGGGCATTGGCGCAAAAATCGCCAGTGGCATATCCAAGGGTATCGGAAGCTTTTTGGGTGGCTCCGGCGACTTACCTTTTGGTCCCGGTGGCCTCCTTATCACGGCGGGCCTTTCCAAATTGTTCGTGCAGTTTTCCAAGTTCAGCTTGGATTCGTTGAAGGGTGTTATTGGACTTAACAAGGAAGAGCAGAACCGCCTGTATATTGGCAAACAAATTGCGCAGGTAATGACAACGGAGAATACCCTGCGGCATCAATTGTTGACCAATGAGATTTCGCTGGTGGAATATGAGGCGCGCATTTTGGCTATATTGCAACAACAGGTTGCGGCCAGCGAGCGTTTGCGCGGCATACAGGGTTCTTTGGCTGCGACCGCCGCCAAATCCCAAATTGTGCGCGTGGAGAAAATGCCCGGCACGCAGGAATCCATAATTGTGCCCGGACGCAGAAAGGCGGCGGGCTTCATCCCGAATTTTGTAAGGCAAGATGATGCCTTTGAAATCATGGGGGCATTTAACGGTGGGTATGCGCCGGGCAATATTAAACGGATGAATGTGAAGGGGATGGGGGAGGTTACTTATAACGCCGCCGAACGGGTGCGCTATTTCCCGCAATTCGAACAGCCCGCGATTATGCCGCCCGCGTCCAGCGCGGCGGGCAAGAATTATAAAAGGGATTTTGAGGGGGTGCATGGTTTTAATCCGTATAGGGCGGAGGGATTGATTCCAAATTTCACGCGGCGCTTGATGGGTAAGGGTGCATATGGACGTTTTTATGATGAGGGGGAAAAGATAGGGGGGATTCCTGTCGGGTTAAAGGAATTTTTTCATCCCAACCCAGCGAAAAGACGGGACAAAGCCCTACGAGAAGCGATAATTCATGATTTTATCCAACAGGGATATCCACAAATGCGCGGAATATCCTTCGCGCGCTCCTTTACATCGCCATTGACTGCATATTCCGATATGG